AACTGGCTGAGGCCAGTTTGGGCCGGGTGCCTGAATCCAGCCCGGGGCTCTCGGGCTGGATTCAGCGTGCCTCCGACGTGGTCCGTGACGTGTGTGGATGGCACATAGCTGGGGTGGAGACGCATGCAGTGATCATGGATACGCATGGTGGCAATACCCTGGTCCTGCCAACTCTGAGGCTTGTCGCCCCGCCTGTGGTGGCTGTGGGTGATGAGGATTATGAGTTGGCCGGGTGGTCCCCGCGGGGCATGGTGCGGACCAAGCGGGAGCTGCCGTGTCAGCTGGGTGCCGTGACGGTTGTGATGACCCATGGCTATGAGGAGGTTCCGGGCGCTGTGGCGTCTGCTGTGGCGTCGATTGTACTGGCGTCGTGGGCGAGCCCGCTTGGGCGTACTCAGGAGGCTGTGGGCTCTATCTCGGCGTCCTATAGCACTGCTGGAGGCCAGTTGGTTGTCAGCGAGCCCGTGCGTCGTGTGTTGGGTCCGTACATGCTGAGTGAGCGGCCATGAGTGTTGTGTCACACATGACCCAGACCATCATTGTGGGGGCCCCGGAGCGAAAGCTGAACCCCCGTGGTGAGTGGCAGTACGGGGCTGTAACGACTCGTGGGGTTGTTCCTGGGTGCTCTGTTCAGCCAGGTCTCATGGATGGCCTGGAAGGCTCTTATCAAGGTGATGGAAAGGTTGCCTACACGGTGTGGGCGCCGGCCGGCACGTCTGTTTTCCGGTGGGATCTCGTGGTGGTTCTTACGGCTGACGTTGTGACCCGCTATAAGGGTGTGTATGATGGTATTTGGGTCGATGGGCTGGTCCCCAAGTATCGGGTTGATGCACATCCACAGGTGTGGGATTCTGGCACCATTTTGGACCATACATGTCTTTTTCTGGTGGGGGCGGATTGACATGCCACTCACCAAGTTGGAGTTCCATTATGAGGGCTTTGATGCCATCCGAAAAAGTGACGGGGTGAAAGCGAAACTCCGTGAATGGGGTGAACAGATGGTCAACCAGGCCGGCCCTGATGATTTTGAATACTCCGAGTATGAGGGTATTCGTCGAGCTCGCGTTACTGTTAGGCCTAAAACGCGAAAAGGCGCTAAAATGGAAGCATCTGACAAAGTACTTACTACGGCTTTCGGGAGTCTCTCATGAGTGTCGCTATCCGGCCTGATGTTGAGACCGCAGTTATCCGTTATCTGAACTTCAAGGACGGGATCAGGGCTGCCGGGAAGGTCGATCGTATTGGCAAAACCCCGTGTGTTGTGGTTCGATCAACCGGTGGGGAGGTTCTGGACCCGCGCAGGTCCGTGCACCAGATATCCGTTTCGTGCTGGGGGGTCAGCCCACAGAGTGACTATGAGGCCTTTCAGCTGGCTGTCAAGGTTTTGCAGCTGCTGGAACAGCTGCCCATTGATGGATTCGTGGGGAATTACCCCTGCCACAACTGCCGGGTGGTTGTGGCGCCATATCCGGATCCGGACCCCAATACCGGTATTGCTCGGTATTCATTTGCTATTCGGCTGCATGTGGCCGGTATCGCCATTTAGAAGGAGGAAAAATGGCAGTCAATAACCTGAACATTTTTGCCGGCCGGCCTGATCAGGCCGTGACCGGCGCTATTCTGGCATCTCCCAAGCTTCAGGAAACCCCCCCTACTCACGCGGGTGACACTATCCCTACGGAGGCTGTGGATGCCGGCTATGTTTCTGAGGATGGCCTTGAGCTGACTGTTGATCGTTCGACCAATGACGTCAAAGATTGGTCGGGGACGATTGTCAAGAAGATCCTGGAAACGTTCTCCGGGGAACTCAAGTGGACCCAGCTGGAAACCAATGAGCAGTCGCTCAAGAACTTTGCCGGTGAAGCGAATGTGGAGGTCACGAAGGCGACGTCCTCGACCGGTACGCGGATTACGGTCAAGATCAGGGCTGAAGAGCTACCGCATAAGTCTTGGTATTTCAAGATGAAGGACGGTAAGGCGCGTATTCTTATCTTTGTTCCGGATGGCCAGGTGACTTCCACGGATACGATCACCTTCAGTGCTACTGATGCTATCAAGTGGCCTGTTACCTTGTCCTGCTACCCTGACAAACAGGGCAACTCCATTTACATTCTTCTGGATGACGGGGTGTTCTCGGCATGAGTGATGTTTTCGAGCTCGGCAAGGTTGATATTAGCCAGACCGAGAAGTTCAGGTTCCGGGTTCCCGGCGAGAAGAAGACCCGTGAGCTCCCGAATATGAATAGGCTTCCGATTGGGGTTCGTCTGGGCCTGGCCGAGGCCGCCAAGCCTTTGGCAAAGGCGCAGAAGCGCGGAAAGGACCCTAGGCCCGAGGATGTGGCAGCTGCGGCTGAGGCCCAGGTCAAGCTTCTGGAACGTCTGTCTCCCGGTATTCTGGATTTGATCGACGAGACCCAGGCTGGGGAGCTGATGAAGGCATGGGCTGAGCATTCGGGGATCTCCGCGGGGGAATAGTAGGGCTCCTGGCCATCATGATGGCCTACCCTGTTGCTGTGGAGGGTGAGCTTATTAGCAGGGGCCTGAGGATACGGGATCTGGGGTCGGAGCGCTGTACGTGGTCCGACCTCAGAGCTATTCTGTACACAGCGCCTCCGGGGTCTGTTATTGCATCTTGTCTGGGTACTCCGTGGGGTACCTCGGATTACATGTTGGCAAATGTTACGGACTTGTTGAATGCCGCGAATTGGCAGCGTGGTGGGGACAAGAACAAGCCAAAGCCCAAGCCGGTCAAGAGACCGGGTGAAAATGACGACTCTGTGAGGGTGTTTGGAGCTGACCCAATAGCACCGGAAGACTTCAACGATTGGTGGGACAATGGGTAGTGTTGAGCTGGCGACAGGCTATTTTCAGCTTGTCCCATCAATGCAGGGCTCCGAGAAGAAGATATCCGATGAGATATCCTCTGCAGTCGATGGAGCTACGGAGAATGCCGGTACAGCCGGCGGCAAGAAGCTCTCCGAGAAGCTCGCCGAGGGTTTGCAGAGCTGGGCTCTGCCGGCACTGGCCGGAGGCATGCTGGCAGGTCTGGGAAAGGGCCTGTATGAGGTCGGAGCGGTTTTTGATGATGTCTCTGACACGATCCGGGTCGGTACCGGTGCCTCTGGTGAGGCCCTTTCCGGCATGGTTGATATCGCCAAACGAATCGGCCGTTCGGTCCCTGTGGAGTACTCCAAGATCGGCACCACAGTAGCGGACCTCAATACGCGTCTTGGGCTTTCTGGGGAGACCCTTGAGAAGGTGGCTTCCCAGTATCTTGAGGCCGGTCGTATTCTCGGCCAGGAGGTCAGTGTTCAGAAAACCACAGCTGCGTTCTCGGCTTTTGGTATTCAGGGCGACGCCGTGGCCGATGCCATGGACAATTTGTTCAGGGTGTCCCAGGCCACCGGTGTGGGCATGAATGAGCTGGCGTCCTCGGCCCAGCAGGCTGCCCCCTCGATGAAGACTCTTGGGTTCAGCTTTGAGGACACCATTGCCATGGTGGGTGCCTTTGACAAAGCCGGTTTGAACTCCAATGCCGTTATGGCATCAATGTCCAAGGGTCTTGTCACTCTTGCCAAGAAGGGTGAGGACCCAAAGCAGGCTTTTCAGCGTGTGACTGGCGAGATTAGTGGCTTCCTCGAGAAGGGCAATGAGGCGGCTGCCCTGGAATTGGCGTCCAAGATCTTCGGCACCCGTGGCGCTATGCAATTTGTGGAGGCCATGAAAACCGGTCAGCTTTCGGCTGGTGACATGATGAAGTCCATCGGTGCTACGGATGACTCGATCCTTGGTCTTGCCGAGGAGACCATGGATTTTGCCGAGCAGTGGCAGCTGCTGAAGAACCGAGCTCTGGAGGCCTTGGAGCCTCTGGGTTCCGCGGTCTTCACCTGGCTCGGCGATACCATGTCCGAGTTGATCCCCAAGTTCCAGGAGCTGGCCACTTGGGTCAGCCAGAACACATGGGTGTTCGGTGTGCTAGGGGCACTTCTCACAGGCCTGCTGCTTGTGGGCCTGTACCAAGTGACTGCTGCTATCTGGGCAGCCACAGCGGCCATGCTGGCAAACCCGGTGACCTGGATTGTCACCGGTATTGGTCTGTTGGCCGCGGGCCTCTATATGCTTATCACGAACTGGGATGCGGTTGTTCAGTGGCTGAACAGTGTGTGGGCCGGGTGTTTGGCGTGGCTTGCCGGTGGCTGGGATTCCGTCATTGCAGCTTTTGGGGCCTTCGGCGAATGGCTGGGTGGCTTCTGGCAAGGAATCATCGATGGCATTCTGGCCTTTGTCGACTACGTGCTGTCAATGCAGTGGGCCACGGACTTTGCCAATGCTGCTATTGCCGGGTTCGGTATGCTCGGGGAGTTCATTGGCTCATTCCCGGGGCTTGTGATTGACCTCTTGGCTGGTCTTGTTATCTTGGCCGTAAAGGCTGTGGAGTGGTTTGGTAGCTTTGTTCTCTCTGCCATTGGCAAGCTGATGGAGTTCATCGGATGGCTTGCTGGACTTCCGGGCAAGGCTATTGGCGCGTTGGCTTCGTTGGGTCCCAAACTGGCCCAGGGGGCGGTACAATGGTTCACCGGGCTGCTGCAGGGAGCCCAAAGACTGGGCAGTGAAACAGTGAACTTCATGGCCAGCATTCCGGGTAGAATCCTCAGTGCCCTCGGCAATATTGGTAATGTCCTGCTTCAGGCCGGCAAGGCTCTGGTGGACGGGTTCCTCCGTGGTATCCAGGGGGCTTGGGACAAACTCACTGGCTGGGTCAAGAAGGGTATGGATTGGCTCCGTGGGCTGTGGCCGTTCTCTCCCGCCAAGTGGGGGCCATTCTCGGGGCATGGGTATGTAACGTACTCCGGTGAAGCGATAGTCCAGGACTTCGCGGATTCCATCGCTGGCCAGAAGGGCTATCTCGAGAGCCGCGCCAGCGGTATTGCGGAGACTGCCCGTAATATATTCCCAGAGGGCGGTAGTGGCGATCTTGTCAGTGCGGCCCCCAGACCCGGCGGGAATATCAACATCAGTACGCACAATGTGGATCCGTATTCGACCGCTGTGGCAGTTTCTCAGGCTATTAGGAGGCTGGTGTAGTGCGGCAGGTAATGTTCCGCGGTATGCGGCTCAATGATTTGGACCACTGGGTGACCACAGAGCTGAGCCTGTGGGGTCATGCCGCACCAGTGTATGAGGCTGGGAAGCGGGTCCAGATGGATGGATCATGGCACACCACACCATTCCATGAGTCGCTTTCAGGGGGTCTTGCCGGGGTGTATGTGGGAGCGTCCCCGGACAATGCCCAGCGGGCACTTAGAGAGCTTCGTAGAGCCATGCTACCCTCGGAGGCATGGCTGTCCGTGGAGACAGCCACAGGCTGGCAGTCCATTCGTGTTTTCCGGTCCGGCAAGCTGGATATTCACTGGCAGAATGAAGCCAAAATATTCGAGTGGTCAACTCAGGTTACTGCGGATGATCCCTCATGGTTCAGGGGGGGACAAAACGACCAGGGTGAACTTGACGGGTCGGGTATCCAGACATTCGAGCTTGGAATGTACCGGGTATCCGGTGGGTTGAAGTTCCCATTCCGGTTCCCCCTCAAGTTCCCAACTTATTCAAGCGGGGGTGAGGTCTCGTTCAAGGTGGAGAGTTCCGCCAGGTTGATCCTGGACATCAGGGGTCCGGTAAAGTCCCCTGAGTTGCTGTTTACCGGCCCTGACAGGTCTTATCTACTCAAGTGGCAGGGAACGTATCTCTCTTCCGGTGAGGTGCTTTCTGTGGAGCCGGCCCGTAAATCATCGGTTATAAATGGCTCAGCACCACGTGTCCCGGCCATTCGGCAGTGGCCGGTAAGCCTAGGACCGGGGTATTGGAGTATCAAGTATACTGGAGAAGAGTATAATTCTTCCAGTCAGGTTTTGGTCAGAGTTTTGGAGGTAATATAATGGCAATGGATCCTGTTATTCCCATTGGTGGTAATGTTGAGGTTCAGCCCGCTGACTTCAGAAGGGCTGTGATCGGTAGTACCATGGCACACGACCGCAGCTTTGTGGCATGCCGTGCCGGAGTGGTGTCGGGATTGTCGGTAACCCAATCCGGTGTTGGCGTTTCGGTGGCGCCTGGGTGTGCTGTGGTGACCCCCAGAGATTCCAACAACGGCTCTTATTGGGTGTCCTTGGGTAACGTGGAAAGGCTGCCTCTGCAGGCCCATCACCAGACCTATGACCGTGTGGATCTAATCGTCATTCGGGTGTACGATAGCTCAGTTGATTCCTCGGGTAAATATGTGGCCGCCGCTGAGGTTGTGGCAGGGACCCCCGCGCCATCCCCGGTCACTCCGTCAACCCCATCTGGGGCATTGCTTCTGGCCACGGTCTATACGTCCAATAATGGCACCATATCTATCGGCGACAACAGGGAGTATACGTCTACTGTTGGTGGGGTCATTCCTATTTCTAGCAGCTTTCCTAGTGGGGCCGCTGTCAGGCCGGGACAAATGGTGTTCCTGCGGGACCGCCGGGAATTGTATGTTTGGTCAGGAAGCGCTTGGGAAAAAGTTTCCCAGCAAGGCGGTTTGCCTAAAGTTCCGGCTATGGCCTCAGGTACGGTTACCGTGGGTACGGGGGGGTCTCAGACCGCTGTTGTCCAGTTTCCCTATGGCCGATTTTCCAGTACCCCGATTGTTGTCGCCTGTATTAACTCTGGGTCTGGCGATGTCAATTGGAATGCAGTGAAGGTTTACAATGTAACCAATACTAGTTTCGGGGTGTTTTCCAATACCGGTTTGGCCGCTCCAATCAACTGGATTGCCATGGAGCAGCTCTGATGGCGCTAGTATGGGGCGCATATACCAAGCTCGGGGAACCAATTGCGGAGTTCCCGGCCTTGGAGGTGAAGTCCAGTCTGTCCACTATTATTGGGCGGGCGGATTCTGTTAGTGTGCAGCTCCCGGGTCGGGATAGAATGCCCGCGAACTGGGAGTTCGCCACGCGGCCGTTGAGAACTGTCCTGGCCGCTGTGGAGTGGGGTGAGGGTGTACCTTATGTGGTGTGGGCTGGCTGGGTTGAGAAGCGCCAATACGGTTCCGGTCCGTATGTTGAGCTGACATTGCAGCCCGCCGAGGGTTGGCTGGCCAGGAATTACATCTCTGCCGGTGAATACCGGAATCGGCCTTACACTTCTATTGCTCGTGGTATCGGTCTGGATCGTCTCGCTGAAGACTTTGGGGGACAAGTATATGAGACCACAGGTGAGCGCGGTGATCGTACTTATGAATCCGACCAGGACATGACCTGCCTTACCGGGCTGCAAAATCTCATGAGGTCCCGGCGTGGCTGTGAGTTTTCCACTCGATGGGTTATGTCAGAGAGGGGAACACTTGGTCTTGAGGTCTTTGTCGCAGACCATATTGGGCGCGATCCACACGATATAGCCTATGTGTTTACAAACAATTCGTGGTCTGTTCTAGAGGACTTTTCAGACGGGAAAGGCGCCACAGTGTTCACCGGAACGGCCAACCGCGAAGGGGACGTCAGATACACCTATACCAATAGGGTTTCTGACTATCTCAACAATGGGTATCTGCACATTGAGCGGCGTTGGGCACCCGATACCGGGTCGAAGAACCCGGATATTATTCATGGGTATGTGGATGCCGCGTTGGAGGCTCAGAAGGATGGTACTCATACATATAGTATTGAGGCCCATATTGATGACTGCCTGCCAACCAGGGACTTCCAGATTGGGGACACCGTGGAGGTGGACCTGGCCAATCAGAACGTGGAAGGTGCGGGCCGTACTATTCGCACCCGGCTTCTCGGCTGGGTGGCTGACCCACACCCGGTTTCCGGGGAGATAACGAAAATCAAACCTATTTTGCAGGGAGTGAATGATGGCAATTGATCCCATGGCCATTGATCGGCCGAGTGATGACGCCGGGTTCCGGGACTTGGCGGATCGTATTGATGGTTTGGAATCTCGTCTCTCGGAACTTTCCGCCACACTCGGCGGCGGTAATATCTTCATGACGAAGGGTACATTGCATGTGTCCGGGTCGGCTATTTTCGATGGGTCATTGACCATCGCCAAGGGCTTGATTGGTTCCGAGGCCCTGAAGGAGCAGGTCAGTGTCAGCGAAACTCATGGGTACACCGAGTCTTGGCGTCCTGGAAGCTCCTGGGACTCTGCTGTGCATGTGGGTGTAACCAAACCCGACTGGGCCACCAAAGCTGTGGTTCTCGTGGGCGGGTCCATCAGCCCAGACTATGATGCTAACTCGGGCTCGCCATATGCCTATGGGCGTGTGGTGTGTAATGGTGAGACGTCTCCTAGTGTGATGTCCCTGCTGGGTTCAGTGTCGGTCCCTGCGGCTATCATGTGGCCATTCTTCTTACCCTCTGTCCCAAGAACGTTTCTTATAGGGACACAAGCCTTTGTGGCATCGGGCAGGGCCACAGGGGGTAGCGCATATGTGTCAGGAGTATGTATATGGATGCGCTGAGATATAATGGTATTATTATAAAAGATTGCCCGGAATGTTCCCGTATTGGCGTGCGATTGTATATTACCGATAAACGCATTTGGTGCGGGGAATGTTCCAGTGAATTGACCAGGTATTGGAGGGTGTAAATGGGGCTTCCGAACAGCGTGGGGAATGCCAGTGCCAACATTATTGCACTGGACAAGTATTTGCAGCCCCGTCTCCCAGGTAGTATTTGGCTTGGGCAAGGTAAGGGCGAACCCAATTGGGTGAAGAACAAAAATGGTGAATGGGTTGATTTGAACAAAGAGCATTCCTCGGGTAATGCCCAGGACTTCATCATTGTTCCGCATGTGGGAATGGTTCCCACATCGGCCCAGTTGAAGGTGGCATGGAGGCTGGTCAACTGGTTCATCAAGAATGCTCGAGCTATCAATCTCAGGTGGATTATCTTCGGCAAAGATCAAGACGGTTGGGCATGGTCATGGAATCCCGCTCGGGGCACTTGGAAGCGTCTTTATACGGGTGGAGTCTCCGAGGCTCATACTGACCATATTCATGTATATTTGGGCGGCGGGGATCAAGACTTCTCCGCCATCGACAACAGCCCCCTTAGTGGCGGGGATAGTGAGGAGGACGAAGTGAACATTGAGCAGCTTCATGCGGAATTGAATAACAACGAAATGATAAGTGAGCTGACTAGCCGAACTGGTCAGGTTGCCACCAAGCTTGGTGAGGCAACTGCACTCATCGATGTCACCGCTCAGCGGACTGGAATGGTGGTCAATGAGATTCAGGCCCTCACCGGGGTAATTCGGCAGCTTGTCGATGAGCTTCGTCGTAGTGGATCATGATGCCTCCGTGGGAGCTGCTGGGGGGGCTCCTCACTGGTGTTGCTGCTCTTGTGACGGCGCTTGTGGGCGGAGCTCGGGTCGTGTCCGAGCTCCGTGCCATTAGAAGCCAGGCAACCCGTACAGCAGCGGATACCGCGGCTGTTCTGGCGCAGCAGCATACCAATGGGGGGTCAACCTTGCGGGATGATGTAAAGCGGGTGTTGGTGTTATCGCAACAGAACGCCCAGGCTATCAATGAAGTCAAAGAAGCCCAGAAAAGGCATGATGCGGAGTTGGGCCGGGTGAACCGCCATGTAATGGCCACCGGGGAGCGGATAACTCTGGAAACCGCTCACACGGCCAGTCGGCTCGATGACCTTTCGGAGAGAATCCGAAAGACGGAGGAACAAATTGGGAAACAAACTGCTTGAGTACACTACTTATGGTGGTTGGAGCGTTCAGCGGCCAGGGCACGGTACCCTTGGTAGATACAGCCCCGACATGACAAGAGTGATGGCCGATGGCCGTACCGTTGCTCTGGCGCTGAAGTTTGACAGGGCAGCGTATCAACTGTTTCGGGCCGCCGGTGTGGAACACCGGCAGGCCATGGACGACTCCCTTCTCTGCCCCTCCTTTGCTGGAACCTATAACATGGCCGCGAATGGTGTGTGGGAGTTTGATCTAAAAGCCCCGAATACGGACCGGGTGGAACTTGTGACCATGTTGTGGCCTGAGGATGATTCTGTTTGGCCCACAGGTGAAGTCAATATCGTGGAGGGGCGTGTCGGGTCCGGTCAGATGATGACGAATCTGCACTGGAAGGACCCTGAGACTGGCCAGCCGGCTCATGATCCGGTCATGGTTGATGTCGACGTGTCTCAGTGGCATCGGTACCGCTTGGAGGTTTCTGAGGGCCGTCTGACCTGGTCTGTGGATGGTCAAGTGGTGCGTGAGCTGGGGTCGCCACATGTTCCGCATGACGTGCCGGTTCACATGGTGGTTCAGGCTGGGGTCAACCCCGCAATTCTGGAGGACTGGCACGAGAATATTGAGTGGGAACGTGTAATAATATTTCGCCCGGTGAGTGCCCCGGGTGTGGAAGCGACTCCTCAGCATGGGGGGTCTGAACAGAAAGGTAAATCTATGTTGTGGACCAAAGCTTTTTGGCTGGGTGCGGCTGAAAGGGCCATCAAGACTATGGCTCAGTCAGTGGCTGCCGTGCTGGGTGTTGGTGCGATCGGCGTGCTGTCTGTGGACTGGGTGCAGACTCTGTCCGTGGCGGCTGCCGCTGGCCTGGCGTCGCTTCTGACGTCTCTGGCCGACGCCGACCGGGTTGCCGGCAAGTAGCGTGGAAAACTCCCGCCCAACTGGGCGGGAATTTTTCTGTTTGTCCTTCACATTGGTTTACCGAACACCTCTTGATAAACCCACTTGGTCAAAGCTTCCAGGTCAACCACCCGAGAGGTATAGCCATCAAACAGAGCCCAGAGAAGCCACCGAACCCCATCAGCGACGTCGGTGACCCTTGACAGCCCCGCGAAACCAATGAGAGGTTCAGTCTCATGCCACACCGTATAAATCGGTTCACTCTGGTGGTAAAGGATGACCTCACATCGCGCGGTGTTGTCTGCTCTCAGTTGTACTCGAACTGCTCCGGTCTGCGGGCCTGTGCCAGACCCATGAGCCCGCATCTTTTGCTGGGCTCTTATTGATAAGTAGTCGGTTCCTCTCATCAGGTCCGACAGGGTGAACTCAAACTCTTGCATGTACACGCGAGTCATGCTCAAACCCCCTCAACCAGCGCCCGAACAGCGCGAAGAACCTCATGATACACAGAGCACACACGCCAGTCAGCTGTGAGTACACACTTGCCAGCATCTGCCAGCTCCCGGCGGGCGCATGTCTCTGAAACCCATGCCTTGAGAGTGCCATCCTCCTCAAGGGCTGCACGGGTGGCCTCAGGGAGGACGTCAATCAATAGGCCATGAATCTCTTCCAGTACCTCCGAGGGGCCGGATTCCACGATCACCGACTTGTCGGCCTCAACAGCTGCTACTTGAGCCCCATTCCTGCCCCACAGAGTGACAACCGGAAGGAACCGTAGTCCATGCGGGTGATCCATCGCCACAACATCCAGAGTAGCCGAGTAAGCGCCTGAGAGTGACCACATGAGTTCGGTGGTATCGGCCACTGGGGAACTCCCCAGCTCAACACTGCCGGAGTAGCGAGTAGTGTAGTCAGGAGTAAATACCGTTGAGTGCTTGTCTCTCATAGCATTAACGATATCATAGAAGTAGCCATCCGCTAACAAGTGGACAATCTTGACTGTTCGGTTTGACTAGGAGGAATGTATGGGCACCGGCAGGATCATAGGGCGTCTTCCCCGGGGAGGCTGGCTCACGGCCACACCTACAACGTCGTGGGTTCAGACTCCGGGAGGAGTGGCTCAGCTGTCTCCTGTGGTGACCCGGGTGCCACCAAGTGGGGACATAGGGCAGGTCGAGCTGACCGCAGGGGCTGTGTGGGTGCTGCGTGCCACGGACGGTATCACCACACGCACCTACATGCCGCTGCGTGTGGAGACCGGACGGGTGTATGACATCAATGGATTGGCTTCCCAGCAGGGACAGAACCCTCCTGCAACTCCACCACCTTTGGTTCCTGGAGTGCGACGTGTGGAAGTCACAGGTGGCAAGCTGGTTGTCACCAACCAGGACTCCGTAGATACCTATGATCTGGCCGGGGGAACTCAAGGTCCACCAGCCAAAATCGTATCCGGTACTGTGATCAGGGCAGCTACCGGGGCGGTGTCCGTGGCGGATGCCGCTGGTGGCCAGTCTATCGAGGTTGAGGTCCCTCCGCCCGGAATCCGTCCGGCCCAAATCGTGGAGGGAAGTGCGTATGCGCTGGCCTGGTCCACAGCTGGGGCCGAGCTGCAGCCCATCCTTACTGTCCCGCAGCCGCCCGGCCCGAGCCTGTCCCTGACCGGGACCTTTGGGGAGGGTGTTGTTTCCGGCGCGGGTGGCACAGACCCAAAAGGACGAGTGACCCTCACAACGGTATTCGGGTTCGGCAATGTGCACTTGGACCTTCGGTCGGCAGCCCCCGGGGTGTGGCCGGAAGTGCTGGCAAAGTTCCCGTCTGGTGTTTATGGTGTGGCGGACTTGGCGGAGTTCCAGACCGCAACAGGTGGATCCGTGTGGTTGTGGGCCACCAATCCCGGAGACCCCATTGAAGTACGCTGTGGCTCCATGGCCGGCGAGCTAGGCCGAATAATCATCAATATTCCCATTATGATGAAGTGGTAAGAAAAAACCCCCGGTGATTTACCGGGGGTTTTTTCTGTTATGCATCAATCAAGTAGTTTACAATAAGTCCTCCTCCCAACACCAGGACCGGGGCCAACTCAGTTGGCAGGTACGTGACCCCCATTACCGTCAGAAATACCACAATACCGGCCAGAAAAGGCCCGGGGTCAGTCTTTTTGCGCCAGGACAAGAGGCGCCACAATCATCAGGATCAAGGACAGCCACAGGAGGGGCTGCACGTGTACAATGGATACATACACCGCAAGGGCAAACCCCAAGATAGCCGAACTGCCCGCGAGAACGTTTCGAGTCATTTACCAATAATCCCTTCTGTAGATTTTACCCACTTGGTGATTCTTTTTGCTATGCAGGGGAACAGTTTATCAATATAGTCCACCCCAAACACCATGCCAATTGTTCCAAGTATGTCAAGTGTAGTATTAGCCGATTCTTCACTGTAAATTGAGATGGTTTCCTTGAAAACTGACTCCCCATAGGGGAGCAAGTCAAATGTGCACAGTACTCCACCTCTAATAGGTAGTCCAACGAGGCGGATCAGGCAGTAGTGGGTCTCCTTGTCTTTTGCGATGCCATAGGCCTTCCAGGCTTCACGTGCCTGGAAGGCCATGTGGGAATCACCCTGAGCGAGGTCAAACCAAGTGAACTCAAGTAGCTCTTGGTACACCGTTCTTCCAAGGGATGTCCCAGCTACGGGCGAAGCCATGTGAGAAGCCCTTCCGTGAGTTTGTCAGCGGTGCTTTCCCCAACAAGTTCAGCGGCGCTCTCCCAGATTGCTGCCTCTGCGGCCACAGCCATCACTTGGGAGAGTGGCTCAACCACCTTGATGCCGCCTTCCGCCACATAGATATTCCGCCCGCTATGGGTCAGCGTCAGCGTGTACCCCACAGCGTAGCTAGGAGTCATCCAGACTCGGAGGACCATGGAGTGTTCCGTGGCATCTTTGGGGAGGCCTTCTGCCTCCCACCGCTTTACGGCTTGCACTGCGAGGGAGGACACCCCGTCCTCAATGTCCCACCATGTATAGGTTGTTGAGTTCTTGAACATCAGTACCCCTTGATGAAGTCGGTAACACTGAGGTTGTCGTTGCACATGTCGTAGATGCCGTCTGCGGGAATCTCCCCCGGGAGAACCCCCAAGTCACTCAGCTTTCTAGCAATGTTAGGAGCCCAAAAGCCCTCGTCGAGCCATTCTCGAAGTTCATCGAACTCTACCCCGGGAAACTCATCGACCCACTGCTGAGCCATGTACTCGGGCGTTTCTGCCCCATAGAAGGGCTCTCCACAGCTACGGATCAACCCCGCAAGTTCTTCAATGTTTTTCATGTCATGAATACTACCACCATCCCCATGCGGCCACCAACAAATGAACAGTTTCTACTGTTCATTTTGGCCTGACTACGGTAAACACCCCCTGCTGGGCCTCAATAAGCAGCCCGTTAGCCACAGCGGAAGCAGCCTGACGCACATACCCACGACCCACGACCGCATGTAGTTGAGCCGCTGTGGCCGTGCCCCCCATACTGCGCACGATACCGGTGATTTTGCTACCGGCCTGAGGCTTGGCGGGTTCCACTGCGGCATCTGCCAGCTCCGGGGCCCACACCTGCCGGCCTCCCGTGGCCCAGTCTCGATACATCCGGGGCACACGCATGGACCAACCCTCAGCTGGGTCATGCTTGCCCTCCGGAGACACAGTGACGACCCCTGACTCCTCGTCTCGGTCCAGATACAGAGCACAGTCCACCCATCCATGAAGAGCTACGGACCCCAGCATGTTACTCCCACGCCGGCCGGCCTGAGTATTTTTCCGGCTATGGTGCACGATTATCATAGCACAATCATACATCTGGGCCAGCTCCCGGAGTGGTCGTAGCACTCGAGTTTGGAGGTCCACAGCCTTGTCCAGGTCAACATCCCCAACCGTGGTAGTCAAGGTGTCAATAATCACTGCATGATAACCATAGGTACGGATTCGCTCCCCCAGCCATGCAAGCCACCGAGGATCCGACAGAACAATTCCCGTGTGCGCCTGTATATCGATGGGCAGAGGCTGAGGGGGGGACCAGATCAGCCCATCCAGTGAACCGCCCCAATGATGGCCCGGGGCACGCCCATCAACAATGTGATCTAGGCGGTCCACAGCGGTGGCCAGAGAGTCCTCTTCCTGTAGGTACAGTACAGGGCCGGGGGCCGCCACTCGGTGGCTCCCGAGCATGGGAGCACCGGTCGCCACAGCAACCGCCATGTCAAGAGCTAGCCAGGACTTATAGCTCTTGGGGGCGCCTGAGACGAACCCGCAGCCCCCGCGGGTCCATATACCATCGATCAACCATCGTGGGCGTGGAATATGGACCGATGCCAAGTCAGACGCCCACAGAGGCGCGCCCTCGGGCAAAGCCCCGCCCTCCAACGCCTCTGCGGGCCTTTCGACCACTGCCCTAGCTGCCTCGATGGACAGACGCCGAAGATGATCCCCGCGGCCTTGGTACTTGTCCAGGGCCGTGCCCATGACCACGGCCACAATCTCAAGGGCTGAACAGCCGGCGTCCGCCAGGTCACGCTCGACGGACCAGAGAGCCTCAGACCGGTCAAGCCCTGAGGCATCCCGGAGAGCCATTAGCTCACGTGTATGCATGGACACAAGTGGGCGTACACGAGCCCACACGGCTGCCCGGTCAACCCCTCTAACCGCCTCTTCTGACAAGGCCGCCATGGCAGCATCATCGTCCCGTGTGGGTACCTCTGGCAGCTTAGTGACATGCTGCCATTCCAGCTGCGGCCCGTTCGACCAGAGCAGCTCACCGCGCTGCTGGCCGTGCTTCGTGTGGGCCGCCCCTGGAATCCGGAGCAGCTGGGTGGCATCCCACCCGGACGGGTCCGCTCCCAGATAATGGGTGAGGCGATGATTCAGGCCACCATGATCCGTGGCCCCCTCACGAGGATATCTTGTCTCCCACACGCATTGGTAATGCCTTGGTGATGTCTCCCATGCTATAGTTGGGGTAAGATTGCCAACTTCTCGTGGATCCACCGGGTCAAGATCGGCCCACAGCCATGGTACCGGGATGGCATGTTGGGACACCCGCCTTGGGGCAGAGAACACCCCAGGAGTGAAGTACTGGTCGTCGCCCGCGTGAGCCTCTATATGAGCCAGAATATCCTCGGCCTGCTCAGGCCAGCGCCATGCTCGTCCCTCATGGTATTTAGGGCCTTTCGGGCCATTCCATGAGTTGGCCTCTATCCAGGGAGTCCAAACATATCCCTCAGTACCCCCCCAGATACGGGCCAATGTATCAAAGTTCATCGATAGCGTCGAGGACATCCGCTACTTCTCCAACAAGATGAGTAATAAGAGCGTAACCGCTGGCACTGATGATCGCCCGTTGGGCTACTCGCTGTTCTGGCCGTGTCACTCCCCGGGCAGTTTTCACCTCTATGGCGATAAAGCGACCTTTGTAACAGGCCAAAATGTCAGGGGTTCCAGCATCTTGATACGGGCCACCATGTATTTTGACACACCAGCCCCCGCGAGCTTTAATAAGTTTCTTGATGTTTTGAACAATTCTGTATTCCGGCTGCACTTTAACTCCTAAGGGGAGGGGCCGAAGCCCCTCCCCAATCTGTATAGTCGATTAGATCTCGTCTACATCAAACTCAATCTCAGAGTCCTCAGCAGGAAGCTCTTCTGGGGCAGGCTTGAACACTCCTGCGATAGTGCTCTTTTCACGACCCTCCCATTCATCATCCTCGAGCTCAATCATCACCTGTTTCCCGACAATGGACTCCGGATCCACCGTGACCTTCCGCTTGGGCACCTCTTTGCCCGCAGCCAGCAGCAGAGCACGGAACTTCCACAGCTGCTTTTCATCCAACAGAACATAATAGGGGTAAACTGCAGTTGGGTGCTCAACCGGAATAATGGTGTACACCAGCATTGGATTACCGGCCTTGGAGGTCTTGGACTCTACCTTTGCCAGAGTGGCAAGGTAGGTTCCCTCGGGCAAGCGGCGAGGGGAGAAAGTAGAACCCTCGGTGACGTTGCTGAAGTCGAGAGTGATCTTGGACATTTGTTCTCCTTTTATTAGTTGGTTTTACCTGTTTCCAGCAGCTCCTGAAGTCGGGCCACTGATGGTTTGCGAAGATAATCAGGAATGCCCTTGTGGGCGGATCGATAGCCAGTGTCGTATTGCTCGGTCTGGCCGATCCAAAGCCTATGCTGCCTCTGAGTGACCTCCTTGCCGGTCTTGGGGTGGGTCCCGGTTACAGTGACTGAATATACTCGGCCGATACAGTCCACAAGAGCCGTAGCGGCAGACCGCACGGACTTGGGCAGGTCAGGAACATATCGTGCCCCTGGAATCTGGGCGTCCTCGTCAAGGACGTCATCATCACTGAGGTCAGGGGCTTCCATCCTGTCCTGAGCCGTGTACACAATGCCCACACGGGGCAGTGTGTGGAGAGACAGCAAAAAGCCCTTCATGAGCTCCCCGGCCCGACCGTAGTCTCTCAGCTGGACCATTCCGGGGACTCGGGAAAGGTCAGCCTCTTCCCCCAGCCGCATGACATGCTTGAGGGCCATCTGGTTGACCCTGGACAGCCCATCCACGGCAATCCAGTCATATCCGTGGTCAGACCCTCTCAAGAACTTGAGGGCTTCATCACAGTCCTGCCACTTCTCAATCGGATAGACATCTACGGAGTTCACACCCTCACGAGTGCCCGACTCTGGGTCGAGAACCAGAACATTCGGTGCGGTGCAGGCGAATGTGGTCTTCCCCTGTTTGCTCCGGCCATAAACCAGATAGCGGGGTGGACGGGGGTTTGCTGTTCCTGCTTTGATGATCTTGCTCATTTATACCTTTCCATTGGGTCTGACTTGGTATACCGCTGCGCGGCCACCATATCTGAACTTCCTGTCATCATATACGCCGTAACCAGGTCGAGATAATCCGACGACGCACTCCAATAGGCATTGGGTGACACCGGAACAGCCCCCTCATCGGACCAATCCTGTGCCCACATAGCTTGGGCTGTTTTGTCCACTCGCCGGACAATAGCTTCAACCCATTGGTCGGACCGGGGCACCGAGCGCCTCTTGTACAACTGACTGACCTCTGCGTGCTCTCCACCGATACGAACCTCACGGTGGTATTCTAGCATCGCTCGAACCTCGGCGTCATGCCGTGGATTCGGGACAAAGTTACTGCCATACAACTCTTGGGCCCGGGTGGTGGCTTCCAGTGCTGTGGGATAGTCTGTCTGTGGCTGGCGAGCGGCCAAACGAGCACCGTTACCAACGAACTTGGGTGGCTGTGGGCCGGGAGTCACCAGATAATTCCACATGAAGCCATCGACTTCCAGCCCATTTTGCTCACAAAGCCACATGTACATAGGGGCCTGGATCTGGATAATCTGTTGCTCGAATGCCTTGATCCTCTTTGTGGTTTTGTGATCCACAATGAACCGGCGACCATCCGGGAACCTGGCAATGGCATCCAGTTTGCCATAGAACTTGTACCCACAGGGAAGATCGGCTTCCAGGGGCAGTTCCGTGGCCAGCACCTCCATATCGTCCTCATGGTAATAGAACGCGTATCCGGTCAAAGTGCGCTCAATCTCCTGGGCCAGCTTCTGGGATGGGTACCTACTGGCCCAACTGTCATGATGCGAACGCCAATTACCATTCTTGTAATACTCTTCCAAGCATTCATGAATCCATATACCGCGGATAATGTGCTCAGGTGGTGTCTTTGGCGATAGGCCTCGGATGTACCGGTAATACACATTGACCGGGCAGTCCATCCATGAATTGACCAGGGACTGAGTAATTACCGGAATACCATCCTCGTTTACCGGGAGTGCCCCGGGTTCTCGGCTAATCAAAGTTCCTCCATCTCGCCCCACCGAGTGCCCATGGCAAGACCGGCCTCGATGGGCACATTCAATTTGACCCCAAAGTGTTTCAATGGCAAGTGCTCCATTATGTACTTTACCTTTCTCGCAATGTTTTCTGCGCCTTCCTTTATTATCTCCAAAAGAACACTGTCGTGCACTGTGGCGATAATCTTTGCATCGTATTTGCCAACAATTAACCTGTTTATCATCCCGAGGGCCAGAATCATCATGTCAGAGGCCAAACTCTGAACCGAGGTATTCACCGCCTGGCGTAGTGCCGTGCCCCTCTGTGAATCCAGCCAGTATCGAATGCCATCCAGATACCGAATCCGGCCAAACAAGGTCTCCACGTACCCTTTCTTGAGGGCCTCTTCCTTAACCCTCTGGTGCCACTCGGGGAGTTCTGAGTACAGGTCAAAGAATCGTTTACGGTATTCAATGGCCTCTTCCTCGGATAGCTCTACTCCATAGCTATCCCTGGCGTAATCCTTAAACGACGCCGCCCCCATTCCATACAGAAAACCAAAGTTCACAGCTTTTGCTTTGGTACGGTCCGACTTGCCGACAAATTGCTTTCCCGTTACCGCCTTGGCTGTTGTGGTATGAATATCCCCGCCAGTCCGGTAGATATTCAGCATCCGGGCATCACCAGAAAGGTGAGCAGCGACACGAAGCTCAATCTGGGAATAGTCCAGCTCGGCAAGAATGTACCCAGGTCGGGCCTGAATAAGACGCTTATACCTCGGGTCCCGTGGAATCTGCTGGAGGTTGATACCCGAGGCTCCCTCGGCCCCGCCACTGGACAGACGCCCGGTAGCGGTCCCAGCCAGTCGGAAAGTGCTGTACAGACGGGGGTCTCCCAGATCCACAGCCTCAATCCATGGAGTAAGGAATGCAGATATACCCTTCCGGATTTTGGCTCGGTCAGCCAACATATCTGCAATTGGATGATCAAGCCTCCGTAGTACCGAGCCCGATACCCGGGGTCTTCCGGTCGGGGTCCGTTCCAACACAGACAGCCCAAGAGTCTCATACAGCAGCTTTCCAACTTGCCGGGGGGTGTCCGCCGGGCCATGCACAGACACCCGGTCAGTAATATCCCGGTCCTGCTGCTGAAGCTCTGACCGGAGCTCTTTGGCTCCATCCAGGTCCAGCCCCACACCTTCTATCTCCGCTTTCAGCAAAGCCTTGTTGGCTGGCATCATGAGGTCATTCATGAGCCGCATGTTGGGCTGCTGACGGAGGTAAATACCGGCTGTAACAGCCGTGTCCATGGCGGCGTATTCCAGCAGCTCAAAGAGAGGCACCGAGGCTGGGTCCTTCAGGTTGATTGACCAGTCAGGGACATGCAGATATTTGGCCCCAAGTATCTTGAGCCCTTTGGGGCCCTCGGAATCAATCAAATGCTCAGCAAGCATGGTATCCCATGTAACAGGGGGAATAACCCCGTACTGTTCATATGCCCACAGCTGGTCATATTTGCCATTATGGGCAACAATCACCTCGGGCCACTGGGACATACAGAAGAACTCCGGAATGGCCTCCCCGGTAACCACCCAAGTGCCGCGAATCTTGCCATTGTCATCCCATGTGGTAACGGACACGCAAAGAATATGGGCGCCATCAGCACGAGGGTCAAGACCGGAAGTCTCAAGGTCCCATGCCAGCCCAGCGGACTTGCTCACCTCGGACTGCAAGGCCCGCATAGTCTGTGTTGTTACTTTACCACAGTATCGGGAGTCCAGTGGCACAGGGTACAGCCCAGCCCGGGCCATATACGCCGCGGACAGCCGGTCCCTTCGGAGAGTGCCCGGGCTGGGCAGGTCC